AGCCGTCATCGCCCGCGAGGTTCGACAGCACCAGGGCCGCCGAGCCGTCGGTCATCTGCGGGTCCAGCCACGCCCCGGTGTTGCTGTTCCGGCCCCACGCGGGACCGATCAGCGGGACGCCCGCATTCAGGGCCACGGACGTGTTCAGGCGCCAGCGGCCTTCGGGGATGTAGACCGGCCAGTACCCGACGGATACGGACTGCGCAATCGCGGCCGTCAGAATGGCGGAAGTGTCCGAAACCCCCGCGGGATCGGCCTGCGCCCAGTCCCACAGCGACACCATCCGCTGCGCCTTGGAAACGTGGTCAACCTTCACTGCGCCACCCCGTACAAAACCGCCGCTTCTGTGATCTCCCACCGCCCGCCGTCCCACTGAAGGACGATCCACCCGCGACTGCGCAGGACGCAGACACCGCCAGCGGCGCCGTTGGCAATCCGCTCGGAACCATTGGGATCAACCGTCACCATGTAGGCGTCGGAATCGCAGTGGATGACGTAGAACAGGTCCGAGGCGCCCGCAGGCAGCGTGTAGACGATGTTCGTCGTCTGGCCGGTGGACTTGATGGCTTTGCCCGAGTCGCCCGTGGAAAGCGTCGTGGAGGTCGCGTAGGTCACGGTTTCAAGGGGCTCATTCACGATGTCGGCGGCGTCAGCGTAGAACACCGTCCCGCCACCAGCCCCCGCGCCGGACTGCCACAGGACTTTGCCACCCGACTGGAAGGCGAGCGCCGTGGGGAGATTCAGGAACGACCCGGCGCCGGGCGCGTTGGTCAGGTAGTCGAGGGCCCCCGCAGAGGTGAAGCCCAGCCGCTTGCTCGCCCGGGTGGCGATGTTGGCAAGGCTGGCGGTGAACCCCTGCTCACCCACCGGCACCTTGATGCAGCGGTCAATCTGCTCCTGTAGCCGCTGGTCACGGAGTACCAGCTCGTCCCAAAGCCGCTGGAAATAGACCGGATCAAATCGCGAGAGGTTGGCAATAGGCGCCGCTTGGGTCAGCGGGATTTCCAGCAGGATCAGGACCGTCTGGCCGGATGCAGGGGCGGCCGTGAAATCGACCGTGCAGCCCTCGTCCTCACCGAGCCCCGACACGGTGTAATCGGTGTTGAGAACCTGCGGATCCTCGGCCTTCGTGGAATCGGCGACCAGGATCACCCGCAGGTGGCTGGCGTCGTCCACGCGGGTATCGACGGTAAAGCCCGTGGCCGTGCCGTTACCCGAATAGATCCAGTGGTTGTTGTCCCGGCTGACGGTCACCGCGCGTCCTTGTCCGTGGCCGGAACGAACGCGTAGCGCCTTTATGCGGCGGTGTCTACCGGACGGCCTCCGTCGGGCGGAGCAGGTATTCCTGCCCCGTCTCGCGCTCCAGCCGCTGTTCCATCCGGCGCATGGAACCGGGATTCAGCGCCTCCTGGATCTCCCACAGCACGAGGTAATCCAGCGCGAGGCGGGTATAAAAAAGATTCACGAACGGCGTGTTGTTGACCACCGTTCGGAATGCCGAAGCCCCCACGTCGTCGCCAGTCTTGGCTCGCTGCACGAGGTTCCACAGATCCTCGATCTTGCCGACCGTGGGGCCGGCCAGGGTCGCAATCGGCCCCTGCCCGAAACGGGACGCCTCGCCGAACAGGAAGTCGCCATAAATGCCCAGCCCGCCGCCCTGCTGGGCCGCCGCCGCCCACGTCCGCCAGTCACTGGGATCGCGGGGCGCCTTGCCCTTCGCCAGATCCTTCGCGGTCATGGCGATGTAGCCAAAGGCCGTGGTGGCGAGGATCAGACGGGCAATGCCGCGCATTTCCTCGGCGCGCATGTCCCGGAACCGGCGGGCACCGTAGCCGAAGGCTTCCCGCCCGATCACCCGCTGGAGGAAGCCCGTGGGGTACGCCTTGAACTGCATGACCGCGCGGGCGATCTCGCCGGGAAGCGTCCCACGCTGGCTGTTCCAATGCACGACCGCCTGCGCCCGGGCATCGGGGGACACCACGGCGTAGTTCATGCGGTCGGTCAACAGGGTTTGCAGCTTGGTGGCAACCGTCGCGCGGGTCTCGCGGAGAATGCTGGTCTCCAGCCGGTCAACGCGCTGCAATGCCGCCGCCTCGGTGGTCTTTCCTGCTTCCACCTCGGCAAGCGCGGCGGCCTTGGCCTCCCGCAGCTTGCGAGACGCAACGCCACGGAACGCCTCGTCCGGCATCTGACGGACGGCCTCGGGGCTGAGGATTGTGCGCCCGCCGTACTCGCGCCCCGCCTTGCGCAGCGCGGCCCACTCGGACTTTCCAATGCCGTACTGGGTCAGCAGCCGGAGGGTGGAACGCGGCAGCTTTTCGAAGCCCTGATCGGCCAGAGCGCCGAGGTTGGCCGAGGTCGAGAGGATGGCCGCATCGCGCTGGATATCCGTCCACGAGGTCAGGCCGCTGATCTTGAAGAACAGCCGCTGGAGCTTGGACATGGTGCCGGCGACGTTATCCGCCGCCGCGAACCGGGCGCCAAGAATGCCGGTCATGGACTCCGCGTACTGGCCCAGCTCGGCCAGCATGGCTTTGCGCTCGGCCGTCGATTCGGCGGACTCCAGCAGCCGCGAGAACGGCGCCAGCACACCATCCAGAACAGCCCCAAGGAAGGACTGGCCCTGATACTTCATCTCGGCGGCACGGACAGGAACGTCGGTCACCGACGACAGCACCGCCCCACCGAGGCTCGCCAGGTTGTTGATCCCCCGCACCACGCTGCCCGCAGTGCCCAGCAAGCGACTGGCCGAAGCCGACGCCTTGCCCGCCACCTCGTTAAGCAGCGCCTTGCCGAAGCCCTGCCATTTCTCGTCCAGCCGCCGCAGGTCGTCGATCCGCCCCTCGTTGCGAAGGTCGTTCCGCAGTACGTCGATGACGCCTTCCAGATTGTCCTCGGGGTTCGTCCCCAGCCGGCGCATCAGGCCCGTGGCCTCGGCGCTCCGCGACAGCCCCAGCACCACCGCCTCGCGGACGTTGCCGGTCCCGAACTGCTGGTTGTAGGCGAACCAGTCGTCCGCCGACTTGAAGTGCAGACTGCGCGCCTGACTCAGCTTCTTGGCGAGGTTGCCCGGCCCACGGAAGCCCGCCATCTTGGCCTGCGCGTTCGTGGACAGGGTTTCGTGAACGCCCGAGACGATCCCCGTGTGGGCTTCCTTGAGCCAGCGCGTGAGTTCTCCGGCGTCAATGGGGCCATCGGGGAACATCTGCCAGAGGTCGAGGCGCGGCTCGATGGCGGCCCGCCACGCCTCAAAGCCGGCGGAAAGCAGTTTGTCCGCGTCGTGCCCCTGCCGGACGATGTAGCCCGGCAGCTTGCCGATCCACGCCCCTGCGGCGTTCGCGTCCGTGCGGGCGCGCTCCTGCCACTTCCTGACCACGGCCGCGATGGCGCGGGCGGCCTTGGGGTGCTTGTTGAATGCCTGGGGATCGTCAATGTCCCACAAAGCGCGGGCCACGGACTGGTCCATTTCACCCGCCTTGAACACCTCGAACAGCCCGGCGCGCTCAAGGTCGCCAATGAAGCCGCCGAGATATTCGCCTTTCAGGGCGGCCTGTACGGCGTCCGCCGAGTCACGGGTGCCCACGCCCACCCGGTTACTGCCGGCGATCAGCGCGGTAATCCCTTCCCACGGGCGGTCGGCGAACTGGGTCCGCACGAAGTCCAGCGCCTGCGCGCGGATACGGGCATTGATGGCGGCGTTGCGCCGTTCAATGGCAGCGCCAAGCTTGAGGTCGTTGCCGACCGACTGCGACGCCTGCTTGGCGGCGGTCTCGGCATCCAGCCCCCGCCCCATCAGCGCCTGTTGCCGGCGGCGCATTTCCTTGAGCAGGTCGTCCAGCTCGTCCTCGGTGAGGTCGGCGACTTCGCGGCGGACGATATCCAGACAGGCAACGGCCATCACGACGCCCTCAGCAAGCACGCCTGCGCCACGTCGGCCGCACGACTCCAGCGGTCGGCGTCCTTCGCCATCTGCGTGCTGGGTTCAAATTCACCGGGCAGGCCCACCCGCTGGAGATCAGCAGCGGCCAGCGCCTCGGCGGTAGCGGCAGCCTCCTCTGCTTCGGCCAGTCGGGCGTCCGGCGTATCGCCCTCCGCAACCGGCTCCTCGACCCGCTCCGGCTCGGGCTCCGGCCGTGGGCGCACAGCCTCGGCGGCAATGCGCTCATCCCGCAGGGCCACGGCCGCGTTCCGGGTATCCGGGGCCGCCCCGCGCAACGCGGCACCAGGGACGGGCACGCCGCGCTCAACGGCATCCGCGACAGCGGCCTGCCGGACGGTCTCTACCTGTTCAGGGCTGGCGTCGCCGCGCTCGACGGCCTCAAGGGCGGCAGTCCGTTCCTTGAGCCGCTGGTAACGCGCCACGGTCTTGGCGTCGATCCGGGGCCGCTCGCCCAGAGCCCGCACGCGCGCCTCAAGCCCCGCAATGGCCTCACGGGTGCGCGCCAGCAGTTCCCCGACTGGCGCCCGCTCGGTCGAAAACCGCTCGGGCACCAGATCGGCAGTATCCCGACCGTCTGGAAGCAGCGCGCGCTCGCCCGCGAAAAACGCTTCCACGTCCACGGGGCGTCCGTCCACCATCTGCCCCACGGCCGCCTGTAGGGCGGACTCGCGGACCTCGGGATCGGATTCGGTCGCCAGTCTGGCGGCGACGCCATCGGCAGGCCGGGCGCCCTCGTCTGCCGCTCGCGCCAAGCCTTCGGCCGACAAGTCCTGCCGCGCCGTGGCCCCCGTCTCCAGCGTCCGCCCAAGGTTGGTGGTCGGCGCATCCCACGGCTGCGCCCTGCCCAAGCCCCGGCGGATGGCCTCGGCCGTCGTCCCGCCGAGAACGTGAATCCCCGAACCCGTCAGCGTGCCAAAGGCGACGTTGAGCAGCGAGTCGGCCAAATCGTAGTCGGCTTGTTCCCTGACCTTGCTGGCGTAGATAAACGGCTCGATCAGGGCAGCACCGGCCGCACCCTCGGCCGCCCCCACCCCGGCACGGACAGCCAGCCGGCCAGCCATGCTCGCCTGCCCCAGCATCTTGAGATAGCGAGCTTCGCCCACGATGGGAATGAAATTCGCCGCCGCGCTCACGGGATCGGCAAAGCTCGTGGCGATGGCAACGCCCAGTCGGGAGGCACCTTCCGCGAACCCGCCCCGACCACGGGCAATGGTCGAGGTCCGCCGGATCTCGTCCTGCTTGCGCTCGATCAGGATATCCAGCGCCGAGTCGGTCAGCCCATCTTCGGGGGTAAGGTCGCGTTCCAGTCCGGCCTCACGCAGCCGGCGGGACTGCTCCTCGGGGTCGAGGACTTTCCCGCGCCCACGGGCCGACTCCAGGTCGATCAGGCGCGCAGTCGCCACCGACGGCAGTTCGGTCACGCTCGACGCGAACTGCGCTTCCATGACATCCCCGAACGAGGTGGGGATTTCACTGATCGGCAGGACGCTGCGGGCGTCGGTGTCCTCGCTGTAGTACGGCACTACTGCACCCCAAGGCCGGCGGGATCAAAGGCCATGTCGTTGCGCTCGGGGTTGAACCGGCCCGTGCCCAAGGCGGTGAGTTCGCCCCACGACAACTGCACGGGCTTGCCGTTGAGCCCCGGAACCGGGGCAGTCCCAACATAGAGTCGCAGCCCCGACTCGTCGGGCGCCGTCCGCCAGTACCCGCCCGCCTTGATCGCGGCCTCGGCCTGCGCCAGCGCCTCCTCCTCGGGCAGTCCGGGCAGGGTCTGTACGGTGCCAGAGGGCAGTTTGAAGGTGTCCATGAACGCCTCGGCGCCGACCTCCACGGTGTCCACGTCAACACCCGCAGGCACCCGTAGGGTCTTGCCGTTGATCTTGGTGAACGAGTAGCGGTCGGATACCAGCTCCTGCGTGGCGCGATTCACGGCGTCGGACTCCGATGCCCCGGCCATCATGTAGCCGTAGGCGAGATCCACCGCCGCGCGCTCCACAGCCACCGCAGTCCTTGCGTTGGACACGCCGAACGATTCCCGGAACTCCTCCAGTTGCGAAGAAACCCGATCCCGCACGGCCTTCATTGGCGAGCCCGTGGCCGTCACCTTGTCGTCGTCCTTCATGGTCGAGACGGCGGCAAGGGTCTGCGCGGTGGTCGGGGCGAGACCCGAGCCGATCACAAAGGCCGTGTCCGGCAGTTTGGTCGCCACCTGCCGGTACACCTCCGGCCACGCCGGCCCCCAGCGGTCAGCCTCGGCGGACAGGCGGGCGGCCAAGCTCTCGTCGGGCTGCGGGGCCGAGATCCGGTCCACCAAGGCTTCGGCGTAGGCTTTCGGCAGCACGTCATTGCCGGGCAGGCCCAGCCGCTCGCGCTCGGCGCGGACAACGGCCAGATACCGCTGGGGGGCGCCCTGCTCGCCGGCCTCCACCTGCTGCCACACGCGGGCCACCGCAGGGGAATACCGCTGCAAATACCCCGCAGGGTCGGTGTCCCTGGCCTTGATGACCTGATCGGCAGCGCGGGCCAGCAGCCCGTACCGCTGGGCGTCCGCAGTCGCCCCCTCCTGCTCGGTCGGCCGGTAGGACTCCAGCAACTTGACGACTTCCGACGTGGGCTGCTGGTGCAGCGTCGCCACGTCCGAACCCATGCGCACCAGCGCCGTCACCTGCTCGGCCCGACGGGCGCCGTCCTCGGCCCCGTAGGCGGCCGTCAGTTCGGCCTTGCTGGGGATATCGGTGATCGGCAGCCCCAGGGTGGCAGCCGTCGTGAGGTCTTGCAGCCGGTCCGTCAGCCCCTGCCGTGCTTCGATCTGGCGGGTGCGCGCCTCAGCCTCCCGCCGCCGGATCTCGGTTTCGGCCGCGTTGATCTGCCGCTCCCGGGCCTCGGGGGACAGCCCGGCGATGAAAGCGAGCCCGCTGTCGTCCGCCCGCAGGGCCTTGACGGCGGCATACGGGTCTTTCTCCACAAAGCCCGTGGTTGCGGAATCCGCCAGCAATTCCCGTGCCGACTGCCGCAGCGGCTCCCTGAAGTTCTCGGACAGCCCCGAGTTGTCGAGGTAGGCGTCGTGGTCCTTCACGATCTCGCCATAGGCATCCCAGTTGCCGCGCACGAACTTCCGGTTTTCGTCGATGGTCGCGGCCTGCTCGGCGGTAATCTTCCGCGTCCGCGCCTCGGTCTCGAAACGCGCCGCACTCGACCCCAGCGTGGTCCGAAACTCGGTGATGGACTGTTGCAGGTAGTTCCGCGCCCGCTCGGACTGGAACTCCCCCGCCAGCTTGCCCACGTCGGCGTCGAAGTCCTTGAGGACGCCCACCGAGAACTCGGGGGCGCCCAGCGGCGCAGCCTCCTCCCGCGTCCGCAGCTCGTCCGTCCACTTGGCGCGGGCCGAAGCCAGAGCCAGTCCGGCCCGGCTGATCTCGGCCTGTTCCTGCTCGGCCATGCGGCGGTTTTCCACCGCCTGCACGTTGATGCCCGCCGTGGTCAGGGCAGCCCCGAGGTTGGGCGCCTCCACCGGGCGGGAGTCGATCTGCGGCACCGGCCCCGTGGTGTCGAGGACGCGCCGGCCCGTTACGCGGGGGATCTGGATTGCCATGTCAGCGGTCCCAGGCGTCGTAACGCCGATCCCGAATGCCGTAGGCTCGGGCTGCTCCCGTCAGGATCGTGGACCCCGCCTCCCACGGCGCATACCGCCCAATGGTCCGGCTACGGGCGCCCTGATCCGCAGCGCGGGTCCGCAAGGCTTGGGCCTCCGCCCCCGCCCGGGTGTTGGCCGCCTCGGCATCCGCTGCCGTGAACGCCGACGTATCCGACAGGATGTCGCGCGCCACCCGCCCGCCCACGTTGGCACCGGCAAGGGCCACGCGCTGCGCGCCTTCGATCTGCCGGCCCTGCCGCAGGATCTCGGCCTGCTGCGCAGCCCCCTGAATGGCGACGGCCTGCGCCGCCTCGTTGCTCATGGCGGCATTCATGCGTTCCGCCGTCGAGGCATACCTGGCTTGCTGGTACTGCGTGCCGGCCTGTAGCAGCCCCCCACCGAGGGCCAGCGACTGCGCTAGTGTTGGGTTGCACATGGTTTCCACATCCCGATGCCGCGCTGGGTGTACCCCAGCCGTTCGTACAACTTCACCGCCAAGGGGTTGTTGATCCCCGCCGACACGCCGGGCGTGAGGTCCGTCGCCCCCCACTGCCGCGCGCGGTCCTCGAAAGCCCGGACCAGCCGCACGGCCGTCGGGCCGCCTCGGGCCTCGGGCTCCACGTACAAGGCGAAGTCCGAGGCAGTCACCGCGTCCGTGATCCAGTGTTCGGCCACCAGCCCCGCCATGAAACCCACGGGCTTTTCGTCCCGCGTCGCCACCAGCACGATCCCGCCCGCCATGCCAATCAGCGACACCGCCAGCCGCTCCAGCTTGCCGGGGTCGAACTTGGCCGTAGAGAAAACGGGGCTTTCGGCGTGCATCCTCTCGCCCAAGGCCCGCAGCGCCGGCAAATCGTTCACCGTGGCGTCCCGGATCATGTGCCCACCTTCACGTCAGGCGTCACACTGAGGATCGTCAGCGGGGCGCCGCGATTGGCCCACACCTGGAACCTCCCGCTGTCCTCCCACGTGTTCGTCAGGTACAGCCAGCCCACGCCGGCAGAAACGGGTACGGCATCCCAGTCATCGCCCACCGTGCGCGGCGGATAGGTCTCCAGCCGGTCAGCCGACGGCCCCGCCCGGAACCCTTGGCTGGCAACGTATTCCACCGCTACCCGTGGCACGGTCTTTTCGCGGTGGCGGATCGTGTCCCTGCCCACAATGGTCAGGGGCAGCGTCTCGATGTAGGCGTCGAAGGGCAGGCCCACCACGGCCGTTGCCACCGGGTAGGGCAAGGTCAACGTCCCTGCCGAACTCACCGTCAGCAGCGCGGCCTCCACGGTCCCGTCCAGACGGGCAATCACCTGCTTCCCCGCAAGATGGTGCAGGCCCAGCAGGGTGAACACGGGGAACGACCATTCCGTGGTAGCCACGCCGAAGTCGGCCACAACCACGCTGCCCGTCGGGGTCGAAATGATGACAGCCGTTGGACTGGAATAGGCCGTCACCGTCGCCTTGATCGTCTTGCCGTTCACCGTTACCCACAGATCCCGGCCCACGTCGGTGGCCGCGAACACCGCCGCCGAGGCCACCACCGACGTAATCCCAAACGTGTCCGTCAGCGTGACCGTGGTCGTGTTGGCGTTGCTGCCGTCATACGTCAGGGCCGAGTCGCAATGCACCTGCTTCCGGCTCACGGGCTCGTCGCGGTCGGCCAGGCGCTCGATGTATTGGCGCGCAAGACCACCCACCGTCCGGGTGATGACGGCATACAGCACGTCACGCCCGCCCTCGGGGATCACGCACACCGAACCCACCGTGCCGTCCGTGTGGTGCTGTGCCCAGCCCACTACCTGCTGGGTGGGTTCATAGGTCACCGACAGGAAGGCGCCATCCGACCGGGGCAGCCACAGCAGGTTCCCGGGCTCCTCGGCGCTCGCAAGGCCCGTGGCCGGCGTCTGTTCCAGCAAGTGCCGGGCCGTCAGGGTCAGTTCGTCGCCCGTAAAGGCGTCGTCGTTGAAGTCGAACCGCGAGGCCCGCAGCTTCCGCGCGCCGTACTGGAGGTAGAGCGCCGCCTCGCCCACGATCACCGCCGGAAGATCGGCCGCACCGCGCTGGCTCTGCGCCTTGTACGAGATCGTGGACGGGGTAATGGGGGCATCCCCCGCAGGCCCCACCCGCCACGTTCCCGCGCTGGTGACCGCGATCAGGCGCGACAGCGGCACGAGGTCCGTCACGGCGTTGATCTCGCGGCTGTTGACCAGCGTCGTCAGGCCGTCGTCGTCCTGTACCGGCGTCGAAGTCCCGAAGTCCGTGTAATCGCTCGTCCGCGACAGCCACACGCCCTGCGGCTCGGTGCGGGAGCCCCCCAGTACCAGCCGGTCCTCGTAAAACGTCCCCGCCCGCGGATACCCCTGGGCCGGCGACCACGCGCCCAGCGACCAAAAGTCCGTGCGGTTGTCCTCGTCAAGCTGGCGAATGCTGATCGCCACACCCGATGCCGGGGCGTCGTTAAACGTGATCGTGTTGCCCACGGGATCGACGGCATACGAGTCCGTGCGCTGCATCACGCCATCGAACGTCGCTTCGTACTTCGCGGGGTCGGAACTCGTCGCCCACGCAATCGCGAACGTCCGCGTGGTGCCGTCGCCCGCGTGGGCCTGCGGGCCAGACGCCGTGGTGGCGCCACCCACCACCTGAGCGGGCAGGCGCTTCGCCACGAAGCCGGAGACCGACGTAGGCGACGTATACGCCGTGATCTCGACGATGCCCCACCCCGAGTGCAGGTACAGCCATTCCTTGCTGGCGCTGCTGCTCCCGTCCTGCTGGCGCCCGAACGTGTGCGTGGGCGGCACGGTGCCAGTATTCACGCCCTGCGGGTTCGCGGTGCAGAGGTAGGTGTTTTCTTCGTACCGGCGAATATTCCCAATGCTAGCCGGCAGCGTGGGCTCCCACACGGGTTCGTCCCGGCTGCGCGCGTCCAGCCGGATCAGCCCGCCGACCATCTCCGCCGTGAACACCGCCCGATTGGCCGTCAGGGTCACCGCGCCCGTCTCGGCGCTGGCGTGGATCTTGAGCGTCTCGTCGCGGTTCTCTTCCTGAAACGGCCCGTTCTCGAAATCCGTTTCCACGAGCGCCCATGACGTGGCCGACTCGCGCCGCAGCTCCCGCACGGGATGATCCACGTGGAACAGGTACAGCACGTCCGCGCTCTGCGCCGTCCGCAGGGACCGCACGGCATCCGCCGAATAGGTGTTCGCCACGAACACGCACGGCTGCACCGTTCCCCCCGAAAGGTACGTGCCCGCCGCCGTGGTCGGCAGGGTGAACGCAAACCGCGTGGTGTTGACCACCGTGGCCGGCCACTCCCCCGAAAGCCCCTGCAATACGCCCGTCCCGTTGATCCCCGACAGCAGCACGCACTGCCCCGAGGTCAGCCCGTGGGCCGTGGCCGTGTCCACGAACACCGTGCCCGAACTCACCGTCATGGCGCTGATCGCGTGGCTGGCCCCCGTCAGCACGCGGGCGCCGTCCTGAAACACGCTGATCGCACCGGCCGAGACCTCGACCACGCACGCCTGGTCAATCGCGTACACGAACCGCAGCAGCCGCGAGGCCGTCGCATTGGTCTGCGCGGGGGCGAGGAACTCAAAGCCCGGCCGGCTCGTCACGCCACCCGTGGGGCGGACATAGAAGTTATTGCAGACCTTGAGGCCCGTCAGGTAACGGGCAATATCGACGCGCGCGTGCAGTTCCGGCGCAAGCTCCCCCGCTGAGAACGACGGCTGGAGCAGTTGTGCCACGACTTACCCCCGAACCCGGACGGTCGGCGACTCCGGGGCGGGGTCGCCCAACATCTGGTTGCCGTCCTGCGCGAACGCCACCGCCGCCGCCTGCGGAGCCCACCGCTCGACGCGGGCCGACACGTCGTCGTCCACGTTCAGGCCCGGGGCCAGTTCAGCCGCCAGCCACCACGACAGCGCGTCACGGAAGCCCGGCGAATACTGGCCGGTGTCCTTCACCCGCCACGTCATGATCGCGTAGGCGGATTCCACGTCCGTCACCAGCACCCGACCGCTCGCCGTGTTGGCGATCTGCCACGGGTACTGCGGGACCATCAGGTTGTAGTCGTCGGGGTAGAACGCCCGACCGACGTACCGGCTGCCGCCCTCGTCAATGACCCGCCGGACAATCAGGCAGTCCGTGGGCAGCGCGTACTGATAGGCCCAGCCCACGGGAGCAGCCCCCGAGGCCAAGGCCAGCGCCTCCGTCCGGCGCGCAAACCCCCAGTTGTACGCCGCCAGCAGCCGGTCGCGAACCTCGGGGTACACCTCGGCCGCCGTCCGGCCGATCTCGGTGTCCGTCAGGTTCGCCAACCGCTGCTTTACCCGCAGCCGGGTCAGCGCCAGGTTGACGAAAACGACCTCGCTCACGAGCCGATACGCATGTCCGCGTCAGCAATCGACGTGCCGGTATCGTGAATCCGCTTCACGTAGACCGGCACGAAGTACGGCAGCGGCGCCGTGGCGGGGATCGTCCAGTTCTGCGTCTGCCCCGTCTCCGTGTCGAATCTGATCGTGCCGGTGGCGAACAGCAGCACGCCCCGCGAAACGAACGGCAGGTCCGTCGAATCGTTCTGCGTGGGCGTCGCCACCCGGTTCCAGAAGGTGATATCGCTCATTCCGTGGCTCCTAACGGAAAGGGCCGGTTACCCGGCCCTCCCCTTGCGCTCTTTCCGTTGCGGCCGCTCGGGCTCGGGCCCACCATCGTTGTCCAGAGGCTCCATCCACGAACGCAGATCCTCCGGCTTGGCGATGGTGAACTCCGAACCCTCGCGGTAGCGCCGATGCTGGTAGTAGCCCAGCGCCTTGGCTACGACTCGCATCCACTACCCCCCGTTAAGCCGTGGTGTAGTTGTTCGGGTAGGCACGCCAGGCCGAGATGTCCCGCGTCAGGAAGGCGTTGAACGCGCCACCCGTCAGCGGACCCGAGGCCACGGTAAACCGCACCCCGAGATACCGCTCGTAGCTGCCGGTCGGGATCGGGCCGGCGTACAGCACCGCCTTGTCCGGCGAGAACGCGGCAAACGCCAGCGCGCCCGTGGACAGGTGGACCGTCGCCGAGGTGGCGAGGTTCTCCGTGCTGTCCGACTCCAGCGTGACCGTCAGCGTGGCGTCGCTGCCCGAGTCCGTCGCCGCCGCGTCCGTCAGAACCACGAGGTAAACGGGCTCGCCAGCGCCGAGATCCCGCAGGGTCGGGGTGGCGCCGAGGTCGATCACGTTGGTCGAGATCGCCGTCGAGGTCACCGCCTGCGCGTCCGAGAAAGTCGTCTGTGCGTCAAGGTACATGTCTGTTACTCCTCTAGGCGGCCGTTAGGACGCCTGGCCCTCGCCGGTGATGAGCGCATCGCAGGTGCGGATCGGGATGCCGTGGAAGGTGGTCTTCATCCGACCCTCCTCCTGCCCGACCTGAAGCTGCACGTTGGCCTTGTTCATGGCCTGAACGTCCAGCATCGCCCGCACGGTGCGCGGCGCGTAGAACACCGGACGGCACGCGTTGATGTTGGGGATCTTGTGGACGGCCCGGGTCATGTATTCCAGCAGCTTGACCGTGCTGCCGGCGCCATCACCCACCAGCGCCGAACTGTCGATGTTCGCGATGCGCACCGCGTACCGCCAGTCCTTCACCATCAGGCCGCAGCGCCACACGAACTGCATCTGGTAGGCGCGCATGCGGCTACCGGCGATGCCGGCCGTGGTCTCCACGGTCACCTTGCCAAGGTCGTTCACCTCAAGGCCGGCGCGGGTGTTCTTCGGGTAAACGCCGAACACCGTGTTGTCGCCCCAGCCCACCAGCCAGATCGACACCTCGTCGCTGCCCGTCACGGAACCGGCGCTGATGATGTTCTCGCCGTTCTCGGCCGACAGCGACGAGTAACGGGTCGTCAGGCCCGTGATCTCCTCGGGATTGTCAAGCTGGTTGCCGTAGAGCAGCGTGGACATGGCCTCCTGGGACATGGCCTCGATGAACGCCTGCGCCTCCGTCATGCGGAAGGCGTTGCGCTCGCTGTCCGGGTACAACTCGACCAGCGCCTCGTCCACCTCGGACCACGCCTCGATGCGGCCGCAGGTCTCGGTGACCTGGGCGGTGCGGCTCTTGGAAGCCGGCACGCCCTGGTTGATCTGCCGCCAGTAGACGGTCGGCAGGCCGGTGCGGATCGACGCCTGGTGGCCGGTCGGCAGGTTGCCGGGCACCCACAGGACATCCTGTAGCGCCTCGTTGGTCTGCGACAGAAGCTCGGCGATCAGCGAGGTGCTGCCATCGGGATCGGTGCGCTTGGCCGCATCGGTCAGCGTCAGCGCGGAAGTTGCAAGAGTCGGCATTTCAGTCTCCTCGGGGCCGGCTTAGGCAGCCTTCCCCTGTGATGTGGGATGCGTGAAAATCTTTGCCAGCGGGTCCGGTGCCGGGGTCGTCGCGGCCGGCGTCGTCACCGTCCGCAGCGAATCCGGCGAGATCCGGCTGCCAAAT